GTTTAAAACAAATTAAAAAAAGATACTAATTAGGAGTACAAAATTATGGCATCAACTTATACGGCTCTCGGTGTAGAACTAATGGCAACTGGTGAAAACGCCGGTACATGGGGAACAAAAACTAACACCAATTTAAACATAATAGAACAAATTTCTGGTGGATATTCTGCACAATCTATAGCGGGTGGAGCACAAACTACAGCTCTTTCAGTTTCTGATGGATCGACTGGAGCAGTTATGTCTCACAGAATGATTGAGTTTACTGGTTCTATTACTGGAAACCAAATTGTAACAATTCCTTTAGATGCACAAACATTTTATTTTTTAAGAAATTCAACATCAGGTGCTTACACAGTACAATTTAAATATACATCAGGTTCTGGCGATACGTTTACTTTTTCAGCAACTGACAAAGGTGATCAAGCAGTATTTGCTACTGGAAATGATGGAACTAATCCAGACATTTATACTTTAGGTTTTGGTGATGGTGATGTGACTCTTACTGGAACACAAACTTTAACAAACAAAACTTTAACAGCACCTAAAATTGGAACTTCAATTTTAGACACTAACGGAAACGAATTAGCTTTACTTACAGCTACAGGTTCAGCGGTTAATGAATTTACTTTAGCAAATGCCGCTTCAGGTGCTGGTCCAACTTTATCATCAACAGGTGAAACAAACGTAGACATTAATATTAATCCTAAAGGAACAGGTGTACTTAAAAGTGCAACAGCTGCAGTTAAAATTGCAGGAAAAGAAACTATGTGGGTTCCAGCTTCAGCAATGTATGCAACAACAACTAATGGTGCAGCTCCAGCTCAAATAGAAACAACAGCTTTAAGACCAGATATGAAAGTTATGGACTTTGCAGACACTGCAGATGACCATGCACAATTTTCAGTAGCATTTCCTAAATCATGGAATGAAGGAACAATTACTTACCAATGTTTTTGGACACCTAGTACAACAAACACAGGTGACTGTATATTTGGATTACAAGGAGTTGCATGTGGTGATAGTGATACTATTGACGTTGCTTTTGGAACAGCAATAAATATTACAGATGCTGGTATAGGAACAGTAGAAGATCAACAAGTTACTGCAGAAAGTTCTGCAGTTACAATCGCAGGATCTCCTGCAGTTGACCAACAAACATATTTTCAAATATTTAGAGATGCAAACGCAGGTGGAGATACATATACCGGAGTAGCAAGACTTTTAGGTATTAAAATATTCTTTACTACTGATGCAGCTAACGACGCATAAGGAATTAGAATATGAAGGATATAAAAAATAAACTTACTTCTGGTAAGAACTCATCAAACATACAACCTCGAAGAGGTAAATCATTTGGTTATCAAGTTTTAGGATTTGGTGCTGGTGGTGCTGGTTTTACAGGTATTACAGCTACAGGTGGAACAATTACCGAAGATGGTGATTTTAAAGTTCACACTTTTACAGGTCCAGGTACTTTTGAAATTACCGATATGGGAGATGATGCAAATACTGTAGATTATATGGTAGTTGCAGGTGGTGGATCTGGTGGAGTAGGTGGTCCATCTAGTTACACTTCTGGTGGGGGCGGAGCCGGCGGTTTTAGATTTAGTTTTCCAAATGCACCAGATGCTGGAATGTCTGTTTCAGCTACAAGTTTTCCAGTTACAGTAGGAGCTGGTGGACCACATCCCGGTGGAAACGATGTTGAAGGTTCTCCTGGAGCAAACTCAGTTTTTAATGGAATTACATCAACTGCTGGTGGTGGAGGTGGTTCCGGACCTAATGATCCGGGAAATTCTCCAGAAAATGGTCAGCCAGGTGGATCTGGTGGTGGTGGCGGCGGTCGAGTTGGATCTGGTGGAGCAGGAAATACACCTCCCTTACCCGGTGGACCTGGAGCTCCCGTTCAAGGTTTTGCAGGTGGACCCTCAGATATCCCTGGTGGTGGAGCACCTTACGTAGGAAGAAATGCAGGAGCCGGTGGTGGTGGAGCAACTACTGTAGGCGTTACTAATAACCAATCTCCTAACGGAAGAGGTACTGCGGGTGGAGCAGGACGAGTATTAGCTATTGCAGGTGCATCCCCTGTAAGAACAAATTGGGCTGGCGGTGGCGCTGGTTCGGAAGCAAGCGGAACAGTTAATGGTGTTCCATCAGATCAAGGAATTCCTTATGGTGGTGGTCAGGGTACCCCTGGCGGCGCTTCAACTAGAAATGGTGTAGCAAATACCGGTGGCGGCGGTGCGGGTGGATTTCCTGCTGCTTATGGAACTGGTGGATCCGGTATAGTAGTAATAAGGTATCAATTTCAATAGAAAAATATTATGGCACATTTTGCAAAAATTACAGAAACAAACGAAATACTTACAGTGTTAACTTTAAATAATTCAGACATGTTAAATTCTGATGGAGTTGAAGAAGAATCTATAGGTCAAGCATATTTAGAACAACACAATAATTGGCCAGCACATTTATGGATTCAAACTTCATATAATACACATTGTAATATTCACAGTGAGGGCGGAACTTCTTTTAGAGGAAATTTTGCTGGTACAGGATTTATTTGGGATCCAGTAAATAATTTATTTTGGCCTCCCGCACCTTTTGCATCTTGGGTAAAAGATATACCAAATGCAAAATGGGTATCACCAGCAGGTGAAAAACCAGAATTTACTGAAGAACAAATTGCCCAAAACACTGCACAAACTCATCGATGGGATATTGCGTGGAATGAAAATACATTAGTTTGGGATATAACAGATGGTGGTCCTCCCGAATCTGAAGCGTAACGCTTGACAATTTAAAGTAAATTATATATCTTTAATATTAGGTATGCATAAGAAAGTATTAACAGAACAAGTTCTTTATCATGGAGATGTCTCAATGCCAAAAGGTTGGGAGATTGATCGTAATGATTTAGCTCACCATATTTTAGAATCATCTTTTAGAGATAAAGATGTTTTATATTCACGAACATTATCAAAAGTTTCTGATTATATAAAAGAATACATACATTTAAAATTTAAATTATCTTTATTTGAAAATAAAATAACAGGTGAGATATATAGACCTGGAAAAATAACTTTACCTTTATTAAATGTTAACCCAATAGATTTAGTTAATTCTTCTGATTATACTATGTTGTATGGTGTTCATGTTAAAGATTGCATGGTTAGAATTTACTATGACCATAATAGACGTGCAGGAAGAAGTTGGGACATTCCTTTAACTAATAATAAATTTTTATTATTTCCTTCAACAAATATGTATTGCATAACAAATAATCAAAAAGATTCTATGAACTTTATTCAAACAATTACATATGACTACAGAGACTTTTAATTTTATTGAAATATATAAAATTAATAAAACTATTTGTAATAGTTTAATTACTTATTTTAAAAAAAACAAAGAATATAAAATGCCGGGTTCGGTAGATAATAATGTTGTAATTAAAAAAATTAAAAATTCTACAGATGTTCATTTTTATAATAACTCTACAAACAAATCTATTAACGTTTTTTTTAACGAATTAACTAAACATATTAAAAGTTATGTAGATAAATATAAAATGATAGATTCTCTTTTAACATCGCAATGTAATAATATTCAACATTATAAGCCCGGTGGTGGTTATCCTCACTGGCACTATGAAAGAGGTGCTGGTTATATGTCTTCTAGACAATTAGTTTATATGTTATATTTAAATACAGTTACGGATAAAGGAGAAACAGTTTTTCCTTATCAAAAAGTTAAAACTTTACCTGTTAAAGGTGACTTAATTATTTGGCCAGCAGAATTTACTCACCCACATTATGGGGTCATATCTACGACGCAGGAAAAATATATAGCTACGGGATGGTTAGAATTACAATGAACTTAGAACATAATTTTTGGTACTTTGAATCTGCCTTAACTCCTAAATTTTGCGACGACGTTATTAAATACGGATTAAGTGAAAAAGAAAACATGGCTAGAACAGGTGGGTATGATAAAAATAAAAAATTATCTAAAAAACAAATTAATAATATGCAAAAAAAAAGAAAGTCAGATGTAGTTTGGTTATCTGAAGAATGGATATACAAAGAAATACAACCATATGTTCACATAGCAAATAAAAATGCTGGTTGGAATTTTGAATGGAATAGAAGTGAAGCTTGTCAGTTTACTAAATATAAACTTAATCAATATTATGATTGGCATTGTGATAGTTGGCATAGTCCTTATAATAAACCAGGTAAACCTGATCACGGTATGGTTAGAAAATTATCAGTCACTTGTCAATTAACAGATGGATTAGAATATAAAGGTGGTGATCTAGAATTTGATTTTAGAAATTATGATCCACCTTTACGAAATGAAAAATATCATGTTATAAAAACACCAAAAACTTTGTCTAAGGGTAGTGTAGTGGTTTTTCCTTCGTTTTTATGGCATAGAGTTAAACCCGTTACAGAAGGAACTAGGTATTCATTAGTAATGTGGAATCTTGGATATCCTTTTAAATAATGAAAACATATAAAAATTTATTACCAAAAATGTTTTTTGATAAATTAAATAATATTGTAAATGATAAATGGATTCCGTGGTATTTTCTTGATCGAACTATAAAATCTAAAACAAATAAAGAACGTGTAGATAATTTTATGTTTACTCATCTTTTAGCTGAGGCTGAACCAATACAAAAACCTCTTGAAATAAAAAGTAATCAGTTTACTGTTTTTGAACCTATAATATATTTTATAAATGAACATGTTAAAGTAAATAAAATTTTAAGAATGAAATTAAATTTATATCCTAAACAAAATTCAGTGTTAGATCATGTTGCTCACAATGATTTTGAAGAAAAAAATATAGGAATTAAAACATCTGTATTTAATTTTACTACATGTAATGGTGGAACTACTATTAATAACAAATTTTATAAATCTAAACAAAATGAATTACATATTTTTAATAATGAATGTTTGCATTATGGACGAGTACAAAGCAATGCAAAAACTAGAATTGTTTTAAATATAAATTGGATATAAAAATGAGTTTTAAACAAAATAATTATACAATAATAAAAAGCGCTATAGATAAAGACTTAGCTTTATTTGTATATAATTATTTTTTAATGAAAAAACAAGTTTATGACACTTGTAGACAAACTAAATACATTTCAAGATTTGAAAATATTATAGGTCACTATGAAAACCATGATGAACAGATACCAAATACTTATTGTCTTTACGGAGATGTTGCTATGGAAACTTTAATGTTAAAATGTCAACCTAAAATGGAAAAAGCTACAGGACTTAGATTAACTCCAGCATATACTTATGCTAGAATTTATAAAACAGGTGATGAACTTACAAGACATAAGGATAGATTTAGTTGTGAGATATCAACTACAATGAATTTAGGAGGAGATAAATGGTCTATTTATTTAGAGCCTTCTGGAAAAATAGGTAAAAAAGGAATTAAAGTAGATTTAAATCCAGGAGACATGTTAATTTACAAAGGATGTGAATGTGAACATTGGAGAAAAAAATTTAAAGGAGAAAAAAGTGTACAAGTTTTTTTACATTATAATGATTTAGAAACACCAGGGTCTAAAGGAAACGTCTTTGATGGACGACCCCATTTAGGTCTTCCAAATTGGTATAAAAAATGATATATCTCCCTATAATGGAGGCAGTACCACCACATACCAACTGCCTCCTTTATAAGGATTATATATGTTACAAAAATTAGGTTTTTTACCAGGATTTAACAAACAAGTTACATCTACAGGAGCTGAATCACAGTGGACGGGTGGCACAAATGTACGTTTTAGATATGGTACACCTGAAAAAATAGGTGGTTGGTCTCAATTGGGAGATAGTAAATTAACTGGTGCAGCTAGAGGTTTGCATCATATGGTTAATAAAGAAGGAATTAAGTACGCAGCTATTGGCACAAATAGAATTTTATATGTATATTCTGGAGGAGTATACTATGATATACATCCTTTAGTTAATCCATCAGGCACCGCTATTACAAGTGCATTCAGCACAACTAACGGACAACCGACTGTTACTTTAACTTTTTCTTCTGCACACAATTTTCAAGTAGGCGACATTATATTATTTGGTGATCCTTCTACTTTTACAGCTATTACAGGTTCTAATTTTTCTTCTACAACTTTTTGTGATAAAAAATTCATGATAACTTCTGTGCCAACAACCACAACTTTAGAAATAAATGTTGGTAGTAATGAAAGTGGAGCAGGTGCAACCACATCTGGAAGTATAACTTTTTTTCAATACTATCATGTAGGACCAGCTGAACAGGTTGGAGTTTTTGGTTATGGTATATCTCAATGGGGTGGTACCGTTACAAATCCACAAACAACAACTTTAAACGGTGGTTTAAATGATGATGCAAACGGAACTGGTGGGTCAGGATCTACAATTAATGTAGCAAGCACAACTGGATTTCCAAGCACAGGAACTAATTTTATACAAGTAGGCACTGAAGAAATATCTTACACAGGGATTACTACCACAAGTTTTACTGGAATTACCCGAGCCGTTAGAGGTTCAACTAGAGCTGCTCACAGCACCGGCGCAACAGTTACTAATTTTAGTTCTTACTCAGCCTGGGGCCAAGCAGCATCAACCACGGATAAAGTTGCAGAACCTGGTATGTGGTCATTAGATAATTTAGGAAGTACACTTATTGCTTTAATATTTAATGGTGAGTGTTTTGAATGGAATGCTGATGCATCTAATGCAACAGCAACAAGAGCAACTATTATATCTGGTGCACCTACAGCGTCTAGAGATATGTTAGTATCTACTCCTGATCGTCACTTAGTATTTTTTGGAACAGAAACAACTATTGGAAATAAAGCTACACAAGATGACATGTTTATAAGATTCTCGTCTCAAGAAAATATAAATGATTATACACCTACAGCTGAGAATAGTGCTGGTACACAAAGACTGGCCGCTGGATCACGGATCATGGGTGCTAAGCTTGGTAGAAATGCATTATATGTTTGGAGTGATACAGCTTTATTTACTATGCGTTTTGTTGGAACTCCTTTTACTTTTGCCTTTGAACAAGTTGGTACTAACTGTGGATTGATAGGTAAGAACGCTGCTGTTGAAGTTGATGGTGCTGCGTATTGGATGTCTGACAATGGTTTTTTTAGATATACAGGTAAACTAGAATCTATGGACTGTTTGGTAGAAGATTATGTTTATGACAATTTAAATACAACATCTAATCAAATGGTTTATGCCGGTATTAATAACTTGTTTGGTGAAGTAACATGGTTTTATCCAGAAGCTGGATCTAATGTAAATACACAATCAGTTACATATAGTTACTTAGATTCTACATCTAAACGACCTATATGGTTTGTAAATGCAAGTCCTTTATTTATTAGAACTACGTGGCAAGATTCTTCTGTATTTGGATTACCTCATGCAACTCAATATGATGCAGGCACAGATACGTCTTTTGATGTAACTGGTAACACTGAGGGAATTTCATATTACTATGAACATGAAACAGGAGTTAATCAAGTAAGACTAGGAGTAACAACAGCTATTCCCGCTGACATTACTTCTGGTGATTATGACATTACACAAAAAGTTGTTAGAGGAGCAGCGACTAATTTAGGTGATCTTAGAGGTGATGGTGAAAACATTATGAGAGTTAGTAGAATTATTCCTGACTTTATATCTCAACAAGGAAATTCTATTATACAATTAGATTTAAGAAACTATCCTAGTGATACGGCAGCAAGTTCATCATTGGGTCCTTTTACTATATCGTCTAGCACAACAAAAGTAGACACACGAGCAAGAGCAAGAGCTATAGCTCTTACAATATCTAATACAGCTGTCGATACTAGTTGGAAACTTGGAACTTTTAGATTAGATATACATGCTGGAGGAAGACGATAATGTCAATTACAAGATTACAACAAGCTAGACAAATGTATGCAATGGGCCAAAGAGTTGCTAAAACTTTAGATGGTTCAAGACCAGGTTACAGAGGAGAAGGTGCATATCAAGGTGGTACTTCTAGTAAATCTAGTAGTTCTAGTAAATCTAGTAATACAAGCGGAGCAGGGAAACAAGACACAGGAAATCCTAGAGATGATTACATAGCAAACTATGTTTCAAAAAGTATTGTAAAAGGTGGAGGCTCTAAAAAACCTGGAACTTCTGGTACAAAACCAAGTGATTACAACGATGCTTTTGTAACAGGAGATCAAGGAAGATCTGCACAAAGAGATTTTATACAAACTTTAAATACTAATAATGCAATAAGAGCAAATCAACTAGGAACTAAGTTTACACCTTATGGAGGTGGATCTAAAAATTATAAAGAACCTTTTTTTGATACTGGTTTAGGAAAATTTGTAAAAGGTGTTGGTATGTTTTATGCACCTCAAATATTTGGACCTAAATTTGCAACAGGT